TACCTGTACCTCTGCGTCCATGAGAGGGTTGCCGTGCCCGTGCCGGCCTTGATCTTGACCGTCCACCTGCCGGGTGCGAAGTCGGGCCATACGGAGTCAAGCGTGACCCCCGAAGCATTGTTGTTGACAAGCACCCTGTGGGACACGCAGTCAAGCTCTATCCTGCTGGTGCCGGTTATCGCCACCGATAGGTCGGTGTCGTTGATGGTGAGCGTCAGGACCCCGTCTGATGGGCGTGCGTTGGCAACTACGATGCGCATGTCAGGCGTGTCCGTACCGCCCACGTCGAACGTCTGCGCAGTGCTCCCGCTGACCACGTGAACGCGGTCCTCGCCGTAGCGCAGAGGGTCCGATGCCGTGAAGGTCAGCTCGAACCCGCCTATGCCCGTGCCACCCACACGCTCGCCCTCGGAGAAGCTTGAGTAGTGGGCCAGGTACCGCTGGTCAGGGTGGTTCCTGAGAATCAGCGGCCTCTCGTCCTTGGTGACAAGCCATCCGGCAAGCTCGTCCATGAGGGCGTCGTAGTCATCCCACGTGTCCTCAAGGACGCGGCACTCAAGGCGTATCTCCCTCGGTGCCAGCGTCAGTGAGCTCACGTGCGACCCATGCCTGCCGGGGTACTCCTGCATCTCGGCACGCATCTCGGGAAGCTCGTCATGCACCCGCTCCACGACTATCCCCATGGACTCGAAGCTGGTGCCGTCGAAGTATGTCTCTGCCATGCTTATCCGATCCTAGAGCCTATGGACCTGTTGACCCTCACCGCGAGCTTCTGCGCTATGAGGTCTATGTCCGCCTCCTCGCGCACCACTACCTCGCTCACGTTGAGGTTGATGGTTATGGCCGATGTGGTGGCCTGCTGCGGGTACTTGTCAGCCATGAGCTGCTGCCTGCGATACTTGCCCTCGTCTATGCGGTCTATGGCCTCGTATGCCGCATCCACCGTGAGGGTCGGGTCGAAGCCGTCCTCGATGATGCGTGCCATGCGCTCGGCCTGGTTGCGGAGGTCGTCCTCGCGTGCCTTCATCGAGTCGATGATGGACTGGGTTATGTCGTAGTCGCCCTCAGACATCGCATCGAGCAGTGAGTTGGACGTCTTCTGGACGGACTTCTCGACTGACCTTGCACCAAGGTTCCAACCTTCCTCAAAGCCCTTCATGTCCATCTCCGCAAGCCACTTGAACTTGCGCGACGGGGAGTGGATGAGGTGCGTCTTGGTGATGGCGGATATGACGCTGGATGCCCATGCCGTAACGTTGTCAAGCGCCTTGTTCGCACCAGGAACCCAACCGTTGTTCCATCCAATTGCTGCGTTGGAGCCTAGCGTCTTTGTGGAGTCGGATATGTCCATCTGCTTGACGGTGGCTTCCGCAACGTCATGGGCCGACTGAATAGGCTTGTCGGCGTCCTTGTTGAATCCGTTAGTAAGACCCACGTTCCACGATGACCCGGCAGCCTCACCAGCCTCTCCTATGTTGCTGAACGGCGTCTCAAGGGCGTCCCTGAGCGTCTGGCTGTTCCTCGCGGCTGTGTCAACCGTCTCCTGCCCGCCAAGGCTTGCAAGGCCCATGCCCGCCTCCACGCCACGCTGCGTCGTGATGTTGGCGACGTCACGGGTGTTCTCTTCGACGGTGGTGACTATGCCTGTTGCGGCATTGGTCACGTCGTTGCCGAGAAGCCCAAGTTGCTCGGCTATCTGAAGGCCGGTCTCGCTGCATATGGCAGTGGTGGAACCGGGCATCTGGCTCATAATGGCAAGGTACTGCTGTAGGGTGATGTCACCGTTCTCAAGCATGATGCGTGCGACCTCACCGAGTCCGTTGTCAACGGTGAGACCAAGCTGATCGAATATCTCACGCACGGAACCAGGCATCTGGTTCATGTACCCGAGGTACGTGTCTAGGTGTATGCGCCCGTTCTCGGCAAGGGACTTCAAGATGTCGTTGAGGCTGAGCTTGGATTCCTCTGCGATCTTGTGCGTTGACTCGGCCACCTTCTCGGCGGCTTCCTCGGTCTCCTTCTCTATCTCCTCGTAGCCCTTCTTGAGCGCGTTGAGCGCATCCTCTTGCTCGCGCTTCAATGCCGTGAGGGCGTCCTCGTTGGCACGCTTCTTCTCCTTCAGGATTTCCTCGTTGTGAGCCTTGAGGGCCTCAAGCTCTGCGTCGTGGGAGTCCTTCATGCTTTGGAGCTGGGCTTCCTGTGCTTCCTTCTGGGCGTCGTACTCGGCTTCCTGGGCTTCCTTCATGAGCTTCAGGATGGCCTCGCGCTCGGACTTGTACTCGTTGACAGCAAGGTCGTAGGACTCCTTGAGGGTGTTCTGGCGCTCGCTGAGCTGGTCCTTGAGCGCGTCACGCTGGTCCTCAAGCTTGTCTATCTCGGCCTCTCGTGCGGCCTTGGTGTCCTCGGCCCTTATCTCCTCAAGGTACTCGTTGAGCTTCTTCTCGGCCTCTTGGCGCTTCTTGCGCGTCTTGGCACGCTGTACCTCAAGTTGAAGCTCAGACAGCTTCTCCTGACGCTCCTGCTGCTTCTTTGCGTCATCCTCTGCTGTCTGCTCTGCCTTGATGGCGTCGATCTTGGACTGTATCTCGGAGTCGTAGCCGCTGTACTCGTCATCGAGCAGCTTCTTCTTGTACTCGTACTCCTTCTCCATCTCGGCGAGCTTTGCGTCGGTGGCCTCCTTGAAGGCGTCCACCTCAGCCTCTTGTGCCTTCTTGAACTCCTTCAGCCACTTGTCGCTCGCAGACTTTGCGGCCTTGTACTCGTTGTCAAGCTCCTTCTTGCGGGCGTTGTACTGGGAGTCAAGGGACTTCTTCAGGGAGTCGTACTCGTCATCGAGCTGGCGCTTCATGGCCGTGTATGCGTCCTCCTGCGCACGCTTCAGTGCCGTGACTGCGGCGTCGCTGGCCTTCTGTACCGACGATGAGACGCTCTCGGTCTCCTTCTTGATCTTGTTGATGCTCGCCACAATGTCGCCTGCGCTGCCGTTCCATGCTGCTGCTATCGCGGACAGCTGCGAGCTGTTGAGCGCACCGTAGTTGTAAAGGCTGCTTCCGGCCTGATTCAGCGCGGCCTCTATCTCACGGAGCTTGTCCTTCTCCTCGTCGGTGAGGGAACCGAAGTCATCAAGCGATCCTCCTGCCGCGACAAGGGCTGTCTCAAGGTCTGGGAACTCGTAGGCCGTGTCACCGATCATGTCCTTGAGGGAGTCTGATGTGTCTGTCAGAGACTCCATGGATGCCTGGAGCTCCTCCTGGCTCTCCTTGAGCTGGTTGACCCTCGTCAGGCCCTCGTAGTCGAACGCGCTCCAGAATGAGTCGCCGAGGTCCTTCTCTGCATCGGAAAGCTCCTCGTCAATCTGTTGCAGCTCCACCTTCACCTTGGCCTGTTCCTTGATGGCCTCGTTGTAGAGCTCGTAGTACGCCTGCTGCTCTGCCTGACGCTCATATGCCTCGGTGACCGCGTCGATGGCAGGGGAAAGAATGTTGAGCGCACCAGTGACCGCGTCAGTCACCTCTATGGATGAGCCAGTGATTGAGTTGTATTGGTCTATGGCGTTGTTGAGCGTGGACAGGTCGTCACCGCTGATCCTGCCCTTGTTGCCAAGCTCCTTTATGATCTCGCCATAGTGCTCGGCAGCGGCAGAGTTTTCCCCGACAGTCGAAAGCGTCTCGCCGATGGTTTCCGAGAACGCGGCAACCGACTTCAGGGTTGACTCGGTGGCGTCATGGACCTCCTGATAGGTCATGCTCGTCTTCTGTAGGCTCTCGGCATACTCGTCATATGCCGATGCGGCAGCACCGAGCGACTCCGTCAGACCCGTGGTAGCGTTCTTCACGAGGTCCTCATGCTCAGCCCAATCCTGATATGCCTTGACAATCTCGCCGACAAGGGCGAGTCCTGCGGTTATCGCAAGCCCGATGCCGGTGGCCTTGAGCGCGGTGCCGAACGCGGTGACCATCTTGCCGGCCTCTTCCGCGCTGACGCCTGCGGCAAGCAAGGCCTCCTTCATGCCGTCTGCGCCCTGTGCTGTTGCGCTCATAAGCGTGGGCAGATACTTCAGCGTGAGACCGCTATCACTCATCTTCTCGGTGAGCGTACTGAACATGGGATAGGTGGTTCCAACTGCCGTGCCAAGTCCAGCTATCGACACCATGACTGTCTTGATTGGACCAGGGATTACGTTAAGCAGGTCAGTAAGAACGCCTAGCGCTGACGATGCGGCTTGCATAGGCGCAACCATGCCATCACCGAACGACTCGGCAAAGTCTGCGGCATTGTTCTTCAGGATCTGCAATGCGCCGGAGAATCCCTTGGACTTCTCGCCAGCCTCACGTGCAGCGTCGCCGCTGTTGTTCCAGCCGACTGTGGCATGCTCAAGGGACGCATCGAGGTTGCCGATGGTCTGAGACAATGCCAGAAGCGCGGTCTCCTGACGCACCGAGGAGATGCCTACGGCATCGAGCGCGGCGATGGCCTCGGTGCTGTCATCTGTCAGCGTGCCGAGACCCTTGACGAACGCCTCAAGCGCCTCGGACGAGCTGTTGCGCCACTTGTCCTCGAACTCCTCAGCTGACATGCCGGCTATCTTGGCAAACTGCTGAAGGGATGCCCCACCTTCAGACACAGCTTGTCCGATTCCCGTTATCGTTCGGGTTATCGACGTAGCTGCGGATTCGCTGCGCTGTCCGGTGCTTGCGATCGCGGCGCTCCAGGCCAAGAGCTCCGGGGTGGTCATCGAGGTGACGTTAGCCACAGCGGCCATGCGCTGGGCCACGTTCATGATGGCCGACTCAGTGGTTGCCGTGTTGTTGCCGAGACGAACGAGGGCGTCAGCGAAGTTCACAAAGTTGGAGTCATCGAAGTCGGACATGATGTTCTTGAGCTGGCCCATCTGTAGTGCGATGTCCTCCGCACCGATGTCGGTGGCGATATCCAGGTGCGACGCCACCTCTCCAAATTCTTGCAGCCTCGATACGGCTATACCCAGCTGACCTCCGAGCGACTCCATCTCAAGGATTGTGTCTGCGCTGACGGCATTGGTCTGAGAGAACTCGATTGCAGACTTCTTGAGAGCTTCAAAGTCCTCCTCAGTGCCATTGACCGTCTTGCGCATGTCACGGTATGCGGAGTCAATAGTGTTTGCAGACTCGACTATCTGGCGTCCAGCCTGCTCGGCGTACTGTGACATGCGAGACAGCGCTTGTTGAAACGCGGCTTCGTCTAGGCCTCCGGTGCTTTTTGTCTTGTTGGCGTCGGCAAGCCTGCCGACAAACTTCTGGTACTCGTCTGCCTGCGCCGCCACGTTAGACTCATCCATGGCATCCTTGGCTGCTTTACCATAGGATATGACGGCGTCCCTCGCCTCGATGATTGCGGGAGTCAGCTTTGAATCGACGTCAGAGCTCATGTTAAGGATGTCCTGCTCGACGTCATCGAGGTTTGCAGCATGGACGAGCTCGTGGAACCTTACCTTGGCCTCGTCTAGCTTCGCGTTGTTCTCCTTTGCGGCATCAGACGTCTTCTTGACCGCTTCGGCAACGCTGCCGTACTTCTTCTGAAGGTCATCGATGATGCCGGTGTTGAACTTCTCCATCCGCTCTTGTATCTCACGGGTGACATCGCGTACGATGCCCTCGTACTCGGCAAGCGCCTGCATCCTTGCGGATACGACATCTATGCCATCTGGGCTGATGCTTGCCATCTCACTCAGGCTATCAAGGCGTTCCTTTGCGTCGTTGAGCTTCTTAATCAGGTCATCTATCTCGCCCGTGTCGCCGAACTTCTCCTTGATGGCCTCGACGTTTGCAAGACGTACCTCAGCCTCATACGCTTCTATGACCTTGGCCTTGTATGCTTCTACCTTTGCTGCGAGGTCCTCGTACTCCTTTTGCTTTCGGGCCTCATCTGCATTGGCGTTCGCTTCCTTCTCTGCGGCGCGAGCCTCTTTTTGCTTAGCTTTGTACTCATCGAGCTTTCCGTTGACAAAGTCGATTGCTTCGGCGTTCTCTTTGCGCTTCCGCTTCATCTCCTCTTCGCTTGTCAGCGACTCACTGTTGGTTCCTTCAAGCTCCTTGAGCCTTGTCTCGTAGTGCGCTATGGCACCTTCGACGGTAGCAAGCTCCTGACTGGCCTTCTGTGCGGCCTCTGTGGCCTCAAACAGCCTTTGTGAAGCCGACACTACGGAGTCGTTGACTGGCTTGATTCCAGCGGCACTGAAGCTGTCTAGCTCCTCTTGCAGGCGTCTCGACTCCTCTGTTGCCACAAGCGCTGCGGCGGCATACGTGTTCATTGCAGCGTTAACGGCTTGCAGGTTGGTCGGGTCTACCTTTACGGTCTCCTCGATAGCCTTGCCATTGGCCATAAGCTTGCTGTACGCATCGTCAAGCATCTGGATGTTTGCAGTCAGCTCAGACATGCCCTGCATCAGGCTTGATGGTGCTGACATGCTCTGCAAGACCTTCGAGAAGTTGACAAGCTGTGCCTCGCCCTTAGTTATCTCAACGGCAAGGTCCTGGAACTCCTCGATGACAATCCACTTCTTCAGGTCAGTGTCTGCCTGAATGAACAACTCTTGCAGACGCGCCACCTCATCGGCGAACTGGTCAACCTTCGCTATGTCAAGGTTGAGGTCCTCAGCGATCTCTTGCAGAGCGGTCCTTATGACTTCAGGATTAGTGTTGTCGTTGTCGAACTTGAACACCGTTCCGGTTATGCTCGTCAGGTCCTCCATCATGGACGCGTACTCGTCCTTGATGTTGGAGAACATGTCGGTGAGGTTGCTCTCGATGTTCGCTATCTGCGACGCATACTGCTTTGTCATGGCGTTCTCTTTGCCATCGTTGGCAGACAACGCCTCTTCACGCTTCTTATTGACCTCTGCGAGCTTTGCGACCACTTTGTCATACTCGACGCGCATAGATCTAATCTGGTCCGATACCTTGGCAACAGCATCAGATGACGGCTTGAGATGCTGAGGCATGGACTCAAACTGCTTGTTGAGCTCTTTGGCAATGTCCTCTGATGACTCAAGGTTGAACATGTGCTTGAAGTCAAATGCCTTGGCACGACTTTCAAGCTGTTCGAATATCTTTTTGAGCTTGCTCTCTGGAAGCCCATCGAACATCTCGGCAAGTTCTTCTTTGGCTTCAGCTATGCTCTTTTTTCCCTCTGAGACATCGAACGCCTTACGCAGTTTCTCGGTCTCGACCTTTGCTGCATCGGCAGATAGCTTCGTTACTTCCGTATGCATGGCCGAGAGAGAGTTGGTCAGCTGGTTGAACTCAGCCCTTGCGGAAGCGGCCTTCTGTGCGGCATTGAGGATGTCGTTCTCACCAAGGCCATCTAGCTTCTTGGCTTCCTCGATGATACTCTGAATGGTCTGTTTGATGTCTATCTGGTTCTCTTCATCATCAAGGCCGATACCGATTTTTATCTTTGTCTTTGCAAGCTGGTCTTGCGCATCATGTAGCTGTCTCAGCTTCATGGCGGTATTGGTTGCTTGGTTTGCAAGATAGCCGACCTGTACCGTATAGGCCTCGACACTGCTTGGGTCGAACTTTAGAGCTTGGCTTACCTTGCGCAGCTCTGCCTGGGTCTGTGTGGATGCCTGATTTGCCGCCTTCAGAGCCTTTGTCAGGCTTGAGGTGTCACCACCGATGCGGATGGTAAGACCGCGATACGACTCGGCCATCCGGCACCCCCTTTATTCGGTTAGAGCGGCACGCCCGCCCATGCGACTATCTGCTCGAACGTGGCCTCCTGTGGGCCATCGTCGCGTTCGTATGTCTGTGCGTGAGCCTGTAGCATCAGGACAAGCTGTCCGAACGGCATCTCAAGGATGTCGTCCTGCGTAAGCCCTATGCTCAGTGCGGCATTGCATATCGCCGTATAGTGGAGGCGGTCACGCTTCCGCCCGCTTGCTGGTTTACTCGGAGGCAGCGGCTCCGGCTCGAAACAAGCCCCTGTTGAGCTCTTCGCCGACGATGTTGGAGACCTCTCTCATGTTCGGCTCCCACTCGACAAGCATCCTGTCCCACTCGAAGTACGACGGGACGCGCTCGTGCTCGACACCGTGGCGGTCGTCAATCTCGGACTGAGTCTTGAGCATGGCCCAGAGCGCACGCTTCTCGGCGTTCCAGTTGTCGGCTGTGAAGTCGATAATCACACCTACGATGTTTCCGTCATCGTCAGTGAGGAACGGCCCTGAGTCCTCGTCAAGGCGTTGCTTGCCCATCACGTCCGCGATCATGTCCCCCGTCACCTTCGGGTTCTCGTCGCTGTGGAATGCCTGCTCGTAGATGGTGAGCGTGCGGGACGTGCAGCGGAACTCGCGCTTGGTCCCCATGATGTCGATAGTCGGCAAGTCAACCTCCTAGAAAAGGGCCTATATATGCGACAAGCGCCACACTCCGCTGGGAAGTGTGGCGCCGTGTCGGATATACCTCTTGTGGCCTATTGCGCGGGGGCGGTGCCAGGTACGGGCACTGCCTTCCAGAAGCCGTCGTAGGCGGCATGGGTCTCGCCGGCGTTGGTGCAGGCGGCGCCGATGATGCCGACCTCCTCGTTGCCGATGGTGAACGTGTCGCCGACGAACGTGCCCTCGATGGACTGGGTGTCGGGGTTCGAGGACTCGTTGGTGGTGTTGTGGGTCTCGTTGATGCGGCTGAGGGTTCCGCCGTAGCGGACGCCGCGCAGCGTGGTGCCGTCGCCCTCGACCTGGTAGCCGAACGCGAACTCCTTGCGCTTGGCGTTGATGGGCTCGTAGAGCAGGCCCGAGGTGGCGTCCTGCACGTAGCCCAGAAGGTCGATCTTGGCCTGGTCGGTCAGGTCGGCAAGCTCGATGGTGATCTGGTCCTGTGCAGCGGGATTCTGCACGTAGTAGCCCATGTTATCGGCATAGAAGATGTTCTGGCTGCCCTGCGGCGCGAACTGCACCTGCACGGCGCCGGCGAGAGTCTTCCAGGTGCCGTAGCCGTTCTCGCCCTTTACGGCGTAGCGGGCGTTGCTTACGCCGAAGCGTACCTTGTTTGCATCAGCCATGGTGGCCTCCTATTCCCCCGTTCCGGGGTGGTATGTGAACGTGTATTCCACCTGGTAGGCGTTCTCCGTAGCCACCCAGGCCTCATTGGTTGTGAAGGGGCCGACCTTGCGCACGGCCTCCTCGAACTTCTCGCGCACATTCGGGTCGTTCTCGCGCATCCATAGCTCGGCGCGGAAGCGGATCATCTGTATGAAGACGTCGTTGTCGGCGTGGAACTGCCCTGCCCTTGCCCTGCGGACCACGAACCAAGGGAGCGGCGGGACGTGTCCCAATCTCCATTCGTTCTTGGTTCCCTTGAGACCGGACGTGGACAACGCCGAGAACACGTATGCGTCTGGCGTCACAGGGCATCACCGATCCTCTTTGCGACGGCCTTCTCCGTGACGTCGAACGCCTCGTCAGCGGCGGGTGCGATGTGCTCGCGCCCCTCGACGCGACCGCCGCCCACACGTGCGTGGCCGTGCTCAAGCAGGTGAGGGAGACCGGGAAGCTTTGGGCTGCCTATCTCCCCAGATGGCTGCTGGCCGGACTCCGATGTCATATGCCAGCGGATTGACCGTGTATACGCTCCGGTCTCGTAGGTCTGGCCGTGCTTCTTGTAGGAGTGCGTGGACTTGTTCCTGCCGCTGCCGAACTCCTTGCGGGCGTTCCTGCGCCATGCGTTCGCGCCAGCCTTCAGGCCGTCCCTCACTCCCTCTCTGGCGCCGTCGTTGACGGACGCCTGCACGGAGTCAAGGATGCCGGCCATCTCGGATGCGAAGCGGTCCGCATCAATCGGCTTGCTCATTGCTCAACCTCTTCGTGAGCCCGAGCATGATGGTGTTGCCACCACCATACGTGTACTGGATCTCGTACTCCGTACCCTTGTACAGGCAGCGGTCCTCGTCCTCGTAGTCGATGGTGTGGACCTCTATCTCGCACTCGGGACGCATGCCGACGTCAACGTACTCGGTGGAGTTGTTGACGCGGATGTCGGACGAACGGAGGTGCGCCAGTGCCGCAAGGGTCATCCTGCGCTCGTTGCAGAAGACCTCGCGCACGGGACGGTATCCCTCGTGCCAGCCGCCCTCCTCGTCCTGCCACGCATCCGACTCCTGAAGGAAGGTGACCGTCTCGGTCCATCGGGCCATCAGCCGTCACCTTCCCCATTCGGTTCGTCTGGGAACAGGTACTCGTTCGCCTTGCTGTTGAGCAGGGAAGCGAGGGTTGCCTGGTACCAGCTCTCGAAGCGGTCAGCCTCGGAGTTGTCGAAGCCGTACCTGGCCTTGGTGAACATGACCACGGCGGACTTGGCTAGGCTGTTCATGGTGCTGGGGTTCAGGAGCGACTCCTTTACCCCGCACCTGCGCATGTCATCTATGGCCGAGTCGATCCACATCTGTATCTCGACGTCGGTCTTGTCGCTTGAGACATGCAGGCATGACCTGACATCGTCGATGAGTGCCATGTCCTACCCTTCCAGAAGGGCCAGAAGGTCGGCCTTCTTGTAGCGCTTGGGAAGCTCTATGCCGCGCTCCTCGCACATGGCGACGAGCTGCTGGTTCGTGAGCTTGGAGAGGTCCGGCTTCTCGATGTTGGCGGTCACCGATATGACCTCCACGTAGCCGGGGAGCCGGTCGGTTATCTCGTTGGCACGGATGTCTGTGACCTCGATGACGTCCCCTGGGTAGCGGGTGACCTTCTCCACGCGGTCCTTGAACCTCTCCTTGACCTTGAGGGTTACCATCTACTCACCGCCCTCGAAGACGTCGTCCATGTCACCGTCATCCAGCCCTCCGGTGTCGATGGGCTGTCCCTCCCCTCCGGGGCTGTGGTAGTCCTCAAGCTCGTCTAGGAGCTCAGCTGTGGTGTTGCCACGCCCCGTGCCGCCGAGCTTGCGGATGAGTGCGCGGAGCATCTCGACCTTCGTCGGTCTGGTCATGGCTACCTGCCTTTCTATACTTACGCAAGCTCACGCTTGCCGATAGATTCCTGCTTCACCGGACGCTCATCCATATAGGCTTCCACGCCCTCCACAGGCATAAGTTCGGGATAGTTCGCCATCCCTACGTTGATAGTGTTCGTCGCAACGTTTACGTCGCGATATATGACTGCGTTGCAGTCTGAGCACACGTATATGCGCTTAGATAGGCCCCACCGTGTACGTGCCATCGGCGTTCTCCTTCGGCGAGAACCCTGCGATGACGCACTCCTCTGGGACTGGGCTTGAGAACGTGCCGCCTGAGACGGTGATGTGCGGCTCCTCGCCAACGAACGCGATTGCGTCCGCCTCTGACGTGAAGGTGCCGCCAGTGACCCTGATGCCGTCCTCGTCGCTGAGCGACGGGTACGCGGCCTCGGAGTCGAAGACGATGGCCGAGCACGGGACCACCACGCGGGAGTCGCCCACCTTGCCGGTGGCGCTTCCGGTGGTATGGATGGTTCCGCCAGTGACCTTCGCCTTGCCAGCGCGTGCGCAGATGCCGCACCCGCCCGTGATATCCATGACGCCGCCAGTGAAGTTGACCACGTCATCGGTCGGGCAGTAGATGCCGCATGCCACGTAGCCCGCGCTCTTGATTGCGCCGATGAGCGTTCCGCCCATGACGTTGAATGTGTTCTTGCCGCCACCGGAGCCGTTGCCAGCAAGCACGGCGTTGTCGCTCGCGCTGAGCGTGCCGCCCTTGACGGTGATGGTGGCCCCCGTGTTCCTTCCGGTGATGACGGCGCCCTCCACGGACCTTACGGTGCCCGAGGCGATGGTGGTCTGCGAGTCGTTGCCCGCGACGATGGCGCTGTCATTGGTGGACTCGACGGTGCCCTCGCCCGAGATGGTGAGTGCGCCGTTGTTGACG